TATGGCTGAGGCTGTTATGATTCCTATGATACAATCTTTTAATGAAAATGGTTTAGATATAAAAAATGATACTTTTGTTCAAGAGGTAGGTTTTATGAATGAGGTGGTTAAGTCTTTAGTGTTTAGGCACTTAGGTTATAAACACCCAATGCAAGAGTTAATTAAAAATGTTATGAGAGTAAAAACTGAACCTGCAGATGATACATATGCTATATTTGATGGTGAGTTAGTTGACCAAATAAGTAAAGCTGCAGATGCTGTAATAAAAAAGGAAGATGACGATGCTTGAGAAAATCGAAACTTTTGAGAGATTTAGTCCAACGATTATGCAGTTTAAAGTATCTGATAGATTTGTTAATATTGTTAATACTACAGGCGATGCAGTATTGCCTGATGATGGACTATCCAAGAAGTTTGATTTTTCAGATAGTCTTGTTGGTAAAGTTTCTAAAGAAGTTAGAATACCAATACTTGATGAAGATGATAAAGAGTATTATAAATCAACACTCAAAGATGGTTGTCTAGAATATCTGAAAACTATGATAGAAAAGAAAAGAGCATATGAGTGGACAAAAGGTGGTGGTTCAAATGAACCAACTAGAGATAATATTCATCTAGCACAATCTTGGATTGTAAGTCAATACAAACATGAATACAATCCATGGCATACTCATAGTGGTCATTTTAGTGGTGTTATTTATTTGAAGATTCCAGAGAATATGAATAAACAATATGATGAAGAATTTAAAGACCATTATCCAGCTAGTGGTTTAATAGAATTTATGTATGGAGAAAAGGCAGATTTTAGAAGTGATAATTTAAAGTTCAAGCCTGAAGTTGGCACCATGTTAATATTTCCATCATGGTTAAAACATAGTGTCTATCCATTTTATGTTGACGGCGAAAGAAGGAGCATGAGCTTTAACGCTTATCATGTGTACAAATGATTATTATTGATATGAATCAAATCTCATTAGCTAGTCTAATGATGGATATGAATATGAGAAGAAGTAATACAGTAGATGAGGGTATGGTAAGACATATGATACTTAATTCTATTCGTATGTATAGGCAACAGTTTCATAATGATTATGGAGAAGTTGTTCTCACTTATGACTCTAAACATTATTGGAGGCGAGAGGTATTTCCACAATACAAAGCTGGTCGTAAAAAAGGTAGAGAAAATGACAAAAAAGATTGGGATGCTATTTTCAACTGTCTTAATAAAATCAAAGCAGAGTTCAGAGAAAATTTACCATACAAATATCTAGAGGTATATGGTGCAGAGGCTGATGATATTATTGCAACTTTATGTAAAAATTACTCAGAAAAAATTATGATTATATCTGGTGATAAAGATTTTATACAGTTACAAAAATATCCTAATGTTGAACAGTTTAGTCCTATACTAAAGAAGCACGTAAATGGACATGACCCAAACACCTATATAAAAGAACACATACTTAAAGGCGATACTAGCGATGGAATACCAAATGTTCTATCGCCAGATAATACATTTGTAGATGGATTAAGACAAAGACCTTTAGGAAGAAAAAAGATTGAGAATTGGTTGTCAAAAGATATAGATGATTTAAATGATGAAGTCAAAAGAAATTACCAAAGAAATGATAAACTTATTAACTTGGATAATGTTCCAGAGATACTTGAAAAAGTAATCATGGATGAGTTCACAAAAGCACCTTGTGGTGATAGGAGTAAATTACTAAATTATTTTATACAATCAAGATTAAAAAATCTTACTAATGAAATTGGAGAATTTTAAATGGAAAAAACTTACACCCCGCTCTTTTCAGAGATACTTGACAAAGTACATAAAGCAAAAACTAAAGATAGAAAAGTTGCAATTCTAAGAGAAAATAATACTGATGCATTAAGAATGGTTCTAAAGTCTGCATTTGACCCAAAAATAGAATGGGTGTTTCCAGATGGTGAAGTTCCTTATACACCTAATGATGCACCAGAGGGAGCAGAGCATACTGTGTTAGCACAAGAAGCTAAAAGATTATGGCATTTTATCAAAGGTGCTGATAATTCAACTAAACAACATCAAAAAGAAAATATGTTCTTTCAAATGTTAGAGGGTTTACATAAAAGTGAAGCTGAATTATTAGTTCGTTGTAAAGAAAAAAAATTACATCAACATTATAAAGGTTTATCCGCAAATGTCGTAAGAGAAGCATTTGGTTGGGATGAAGATTTTAAAGTTCCTGCACCAGATGTGTATCCACAGGCAAGTCGTTCTGCCAGTGGCCTAGTGGCAGATGCTTAAAGTAACACCTATTCATAGAACTTTATTTAATAATAGAAGAAGACAGCAAACTTTTTTTGCAAAAAAGCAAGAAAGGCCCTTGACTTTTGAGCCGAATCGTGGTACTGTTAAGAGTAAGATAAAGAAAGAGAGAGAAAAATGACAGTTCAAATTAAAAAGAAGTTCGATAGTTTAGAAAAAGGTATCGAAAATATGTTAGATGCCGCGGCTCATGATTATGGAAAAAATTTCTATAAGCATAAGACTGGCGAAGATTTTCGTAATGAGTTCATTTATAGTTTAGGTAAGAAATATATCAAGATTGGTCAAGTATCTAGTTATGACCCAACAAAGATGGGTTCTGTTTGGGCCTTCGTTGTTAAAGAAGATGGTGGTAAGTTCAAAAAAGGTGACTTACTAAAAGCAGCTGGTTTTAACAAACCTGCTACGAATGCCGCACGAGGTAATGTTTTAGATGGTGGGTTCAATATTAATTGGACTGGCCCGTTGTACTTATAGGAGAGAGATTATGGTTAATCAAAAAGAAATTGATTTGTTGGTTTATGGACACATTTATGAGTGGGTAAAACCAAAAGTTTGGAATAAAAATCTAAATGACATTGATTGGAAAGATGTTAAAGATACAGTTTACATGGATGCCCTTGGAGCTAAAACTAAGTATTGGAAAAATTATGACCACTTTACTAAAATATTTAATGATGTGGCTAATGATTTCATAGCTGACTCTGATATAAACATCTTTGATAATGGGGTTTAATATGAAAGTGTTTTTAGGTTGTATTATGATTGTTGCTTGTGTGATGATTGTAGGTTATGTTGAAGACCCTTGCACTACAGAGGGATTGATGCAGGGTTGTATGGAATAGGATTGATTCGGTTGGCACCTCTCTCTCTCATCAAAAAACTAGCCAGCCGAATCACTTTTCTCAATGAGATATATGATGAGTAAGTGGTGTACGATAAGTACTTGAAATCATTGAGAATTTAAGGGGGGTTGACAAGCCCCCCTTTTTATGTTAAGCTATATATGTAATGAGAAAAAAGAAAACAAATAGAGAGGTTTCAAAAATGAAGAAAAATGTTATTGATTATATTTATGCCAGTAATGGTGGAATTGTGTTCTGTTCTGGTTCAGTTCTTAATCAAGTCGGTTTTGCCAAGTCAGCCAAAGTTGCTGCCTATGTTTTGGAAACAAAAGGTATAGCTGATACTATCGGACATAGTTCTTCAATGGACTTTGCTGCCGAAGAGGGTTTCAAAAAGAACGGAGATGCTTGGGTCATGTTTGACACAGCTCTTGAGATGATTGGTTTAGATTTTAATATTGGTTGTAGGGCTCTATAATGATAGAAGATATTGGACATTTTGTTTTAGTCAATGGTGGCACTAAAAAACAACGAAACCTAATCGAAGATATTGCTTGGTGGTTCTGTGATAAATATTTTAGTAGATTTAAATATTTCAATATTGAGTTTGACCTTACAAAGATAAAGGGTGATGTTCAAGGTTGGTGTATGGAAGTTGGTAAGAACTGCTCTCACATTGAAATTGATAAAAGACTCAAAGGTGATGATTTTATCACTTGTGTTCTACACGAGCTAGTTCATGTAAAACAACAACTCAAAGGTCATTTAAAAGAATACCCTGCTAACTCTGGCATTGAAAAAATGTGGAAAGGTGAAATTTATCTTGGTATAGATTATATGAACTTGCCATGGGAAAAAGAAGCTTATGAACAACAAGAAATATTATTAAAAGAATATAAGGAAAGGGGAGTATATGCTTAGTTTACAAGAGATGTTAGTTCTTATGGGAATTGCAACAGCAGACCCATCACTACCAATGAAAAAACCTAAAGTCATTGGTGTAGACCCAGTGCAAGTATCATGTCTTGCAGACAACGTATATTTCGAAGCTAGGAATCAAGGAACAGCTGGTTGGTCTGCTGTGATATCAGTAACATTAAATAGAGTAAAAGATAAAAGATTTCCTAATACAGTATGTGAAGTAGTTAAACAAGGCCCTACAAGAGAGTCTTGGAAGAAAAATGGTAATTACTATCCTATCAGACATAGATGCCAATTCTCATGGTATTGTGATGGTAAAAAAGATTTAGTACACAAAAAGGATAAAAAGATATATAAAAAAATTAAAGACCTCGCTCACATATCTCTAATCCCTGGCGTGAATCTTTTAGATATAACTGATGGTGCAACACACTATCATGCTGACTACGTTCAACCAGCGTGGAGAAAATCAAAAACTAAAACTGTAGAGATTGGCGACCACATTTTTTATAGATGGGAAAAATGACAAAAAAAGAAAAAGAACAATTATTAAGACTTGAAAACAAAATAGATAATCTATCAAATCAAGTTAGTGGTCTATATGTAAAATTAGAAAAATTAGATAAACACATAGACTTTATTGATAAAACGTATGATGGATTAAAAGGCCCAATTAGAATGGCATCTAGATTTTTTGGAAGATGATAGAATTTGATTACAATTTAGATTATAAAAATACCTTGTTTAAACCTAACGACAAAAGATATAGAATAGGTCGTGGTGAACAAGGTGTTCTTTTAGTTAGACCTTACACAGATGTAATCTGTAAACATTGGCGATTTAGAACTCCAAAGATTGCAGAAGAAAGTGCAAAGACTATTTACAAAATGTATCTTGATTATAAAGAAGATTCTGATTTTGTTGGTATGGATATGTGTAGGAAGTTTTTAGAGATGGGTTTTACCAGAGCAAGACGATATGCAAATCACAAAGATGGTAATAAGTATGATGAAAATGGAAATGTAAGACCGCAAGAGCCAGATGCACTTACAAGTAAAAAAGCCATGTCTGCAAAAATATTTAGATATTACAGAAATGTCTTGACAAAAGACCCAACTTATATTACAATGAGAAAGACTTGGAGGCAAAATGAACATATTCTATCTACATGAAGACCCAATACAAAATGCCAAATGGCACATAGATAAACATATAGTCAAGATGCCTATCGAATATGCACAACTTATGTCAACTGCTCATAGAATACTTGATGGCACAATGTATTGGGGTAGAACTAAAAATAATCGTAAAATTAAAAGATGGTATTTACATGATGAACGACAAAATATTTTATACAAAGCTTCTCATGTAAATCACCCATCTGCAATATGGGTTCGTGAATCTATAACTAATT